GTACTTCTTGCTAAAACACGCATTACACCACTGCTCATATCTATTAACCTCATCTGTTAAAACAGTTACTTCATTACTATTGTGAATTGAATGATCTTTTTCGCATCTATCACAGTTAACCATTACTTCGTCTGAATCGTCTATTGGTGTTTCTAACTTCCAGTTGTCGTAACTCATTTTATTTTGATTTTAAACCGTTAATTATTGCTATTATCATTTCTATGTGGAAGGAGAGTGCTTTCATTATTTCTTTTTAAATTGTTTTAATTTCGATTTGTCAAACTACCCAACTCCATCTAATTCCTGTTTTTATTGTAGAAACAATTTTTTTTGTTATTCCAAATAATTTTGCTATTTCAGTTCCTTTCACCCTATTTGAAAGCATTGATCTTATTTCTCTAACTTGTTCTATTGTTATTTTTGCATTTGGTCTGTTTTTCCTGCCTTCATAAATATTTTTAATAATTGTTTTCTTTTTTGCTTTATCCCCTATCCTGTGAAGTTTTACATGGTCGCTTTTTGATAATACCATTAGATTTGATATTTTATTATTCGCCCTATTGTTATCTATGTGGTGGACTTCCTCAAACTTTAATAACTTTCTACCTAAATGAATTTCCATTATATTTCTATGCTCCGAAACAATAGATCCGTTTTCAAGTTTTATTTTTTTATAATTATTTTTATTTTTATTCATTTTATTTAGTCCTCCACACTCTCATTCTGCCATCTTCCGTTTTTCGGCAAACAAATTTCTTTTTTGCATTTTCTTTTTTGGATAAGAAGTAGTAAACACATCCGTACATACTTTGCATTTTTATTCTATCGTATTCCCCGAAATCAAAAGAATCACCTTTTACCATTTCAGAAAACGGATATTTTCTATGCGCCCCACCTTGTATTTTTGTTTGTGGTATGTTTTTTTCTATGCTAATTGTTGTCATATCGTTTTTAATTTATATCTTCGTAATAATCTTATGGCACAAATGTAAACACAAATACAACACGAAAGCAAATAAAAGTAAAGTATTTTTACATTATTCGCAAAGTATTTTTTAATTAATTGATAATCAAAACAATAACAAATGAAAAAACATGAAGTAAATCAAAGAATCAAGCTGCTTAGGGAGCATTTGAATCAAACTCAACAGGAATTTGTGGCAAAATGTGGGTTAACAAACACTTCTTTGTCAAGAATCGAGAACAATCAAACCGAACCGCAAAAAGGAACGTTGAAAAAAATCATTGATAATACAGGTGTAAGTCAATCATGGCTATTGGAAGGAAAGGGTGAACTAACAATAAAAGAAGAAGTAAAAGACAACACAACTACAACAGGAAGCATTTATAAAGATGCCCTTTATGTGGAATTAAAGCAACAGGCTGTGGTTTGGCAGGAAAAATATAATGAACTGTTTCAAATGTTTAATAAGTTTCTTGATCGAGGGGGTAATTTGGGAAAGCCACAGGTTCTTAACTTATCGGGGGCGCAATATAAAGCGAACCAGTCAAGAGCCCAGATTAATTAATTAATCTCCGTAATTTACTTATTAATGTGTTGAATGCCATTGTTTGGCGAATCCAATTGGGATCACAAATGTACATTAAATCAGTAAGTTGCGTGCGAATCATACGTAAATTATGGATAAAATATCATTTTTAGAATTATTCAGAATATACATTGCGTACAATACAAAAGCCATTGATAAGTTTGAAAAAAAGAAGTCAGGAACTATTAAGGCTTATGGTTGCAAATACAAGGTTCTGAATGAGTTTCTTATTTCAAAGGTGCTTGTAAAGATCAAAGCAATCAATTTTGATATGGAAGTATCTAAAAGCCTTTCTGAATGGCTGATTGAAAAGAAATACGGACATAATTACTCCGTTCGGGTTCGGGAGATATGCCGATTAGTTCTACAGCATGGAGCGATCAACAGCCTTATAAGTACAAACCCTTTATCATTCCTAAAATTAAAGCGTTCGCCACCAAAAAAACCGCCTTATTTCAATAAAGATCAAATGAAATCCTTTGAACTTTACACTTCAAGTTCAAGTTTAAAAACAAAGGCGGCACATATGTTTCTTATTCAACTGCATAGTGGATTTGATTATGGGGATTTTAACGAAGTCGGGAGGCATTTAAAGGTACTTCACAGAGGGCAGTTCTATATTGTTAAGGCTCGAAATAAAAACGGCAACGAAGCGATAATTCCCATTAGTCCTGTATTGGATAGAATGTTAGAAATGTACGATTATAAAATAAAACTATTGTCAAACGTAAAATTTAACCTTTATATAAAATTAGTAGCTAAAGAAATTGGAATCCCATTTTGGGAATCTATCACTACAAAGGATGGCAGGAAGCTATTTATGATGAACAAGCTAAACAATGAAGGTTATTCAATCCAAGCGGTTTCAAAAATGGGAGGACACTCCACAATATCCACAACGGAAAAATATTATGCTCAGGCAAATATTAACCTTATCAGTAACGAAATGGAGCGAATGCTAACACAAACAACAATTAAATTTTGAAACTTTTAAAACTAATAATGGTAACTATATATTTATTCAACCCACATAAATTTTAAAAACAGTTGATTTTAAAGGCAAATAAAATTATTTTTATATTTATGTAATTAGTATCAATTATTTGTTTATCTTTGGAGTGTAATAAAACAAACAACATGGTAGCTCTACAAAAATTCACAAATTTAATGCAGTTATTCTCTTACTTTAAAGATGAACAAACTTGCAGGAATTATTTAGAAACAATACGTTGGAACGGCACTGTTACTTGTCCTTATGCTGATTGCGGACACGATAAAGTATTCAAGTTTTCAAACGGAAAGGTTTATAAATGTGCTAAATGCAGAAAGCAATTCAGCGTTCGTGTTGGAACTATTTTTGAAGATAGTAAAATATCATTACAGAAATGGTTTGCAGCTATCTACCTTATTACGGCTCATAAAAAAGGTATTTCATCTTTACAATTACACAGGGATTTAGGGGTTACTCAAAAGACTGCTTGGTTTATGTTACACAGGGTTCGCCATACATTCGGTTTAAGTACAGGAACTGAAAAGTTAACTGGTATAGTTGAAGCGGATGAAACTTTTATGGGTGGTAAAGAATCTAACAAGCATAAACACAAACAAACCGAAGGGACACAAGGGCGTTCAGTTAAAACCAAATCAGCGGTTGCTGGAATTATTGAACGTGGTGGAGAATTAAGAGCCAAAAAAATTGAAAGCACAAACGGTTACAACTTAAAGCCATTCGTTGTTAAGAATGTAGAATTTGGAAGCGAGTTAATGACTGATGAATGGTTAGGTTACAAAGGACTTGCTCAATTATTCAAACATTCATTTGTTAAACATAACGAAGGGCAATACGTTTCAAACAACTGCCACACTAATTCAATGGAAGGGTTTTGGTCGTTATTGAAACGTGGTGTAAATGGCATCTACCACAGTATTTCACAAAAACACTTACAACAATATATTGATGAGTTTGTGTTTCGTTACAACACTCGTAAAGCTACCGAAACATACCGTTTTGATACAATGTTAAACAATATCAGTACTCACTTAACTTACAAACAACTTACTAATGCAGGAAATAATAGAAAAATGGAAGCTGAACAAGGGGCTTTTGGCTTCTAAAATGAATATGCCTTTGGGCACATTCTGTAACAAACTTAGCCTGAACCATACTACACAGTTCACCGATGCCGAAACAATACGGTTAAAAATGGTTCTTAAAGAACTTTGTGTGGATATTGAAGGAGTAACAGAGATTGATTTTAATGATGCTTTAAAAACTATCGTAGGATGATAGAATTGAACACAATATTTCACGAAAGTCATTTATTGACTATGGCAAGAATGCCTGACAACTTTGTTGATTTAACTGTAACAAGTCCTCCCTATAATTTAGGAGAAAAGCACCATACAGGAGATAATAAATTTCAAGCGTATGATGAATACATTGACGATTTGCCCGAAGATGAATACCAAGATCAACAAATTAAGATGCTTAATGAGTTATATCGGGTTACTAAGGAAGGTGGCAGCGTAATGTATAACCACAAAAACAGGATTAAGAATGGAAAGCAAATAAGCCCTTACAGGTGGATATTTAAAACAGATTGGGTAGATAAGCAAGAGGCTGTTTGGTTTAACGGGTCGCAAAACTTTGATAAGTGCAGATTTTATCCAATGACAGAGCGAATTTATTGGTTATCAAAAGGAGTTAATACAGATTTTGTTAATCTAATAAACCAGCACGATTTGATTAAAGATACAGCCGAAGGAACTGAAAAGGAACATAAACGGGCATTCCCTGTAAAGTTAGCGCAAAGGTTAATTATGTGCTTTCCGAATGCAGGAGTTATTTACGACCCTTATATGGGAAGTGGAACAACAGCCATTGCATCACACAGAGAAAAAAGAAAATTTATTGGTAGTGAAATATCTAAAAAGTATTATGAATCAGCTAAAAAACGTATAGACTATGAAATTTCAGAGCCTTTATTGTTTTAACTAAAAAAAACAAAAGCCTATTAAACGGTAACAAATAGGCGATTGGGTTGAATAAATATATAGTTACCCTAATAATAACCCTTTTATTTACACATCCGGCTAAGTGGAGGAAATTTAAGTAGATTTGTACTAAAACTTGAAACTATGAAAAAATTATTATTGATATTAGCCTTCTTCCCATTGGTTTTGTTTGCTCAAAACTACCCAACAGTAAATATATGGGGTATCGAAAATGACACCGTTACGTTAGGGGATAGCCTTTACATTGGCTTTAAATTCTTGCCTCCTTCTAATTCAAACAATACTTGTGGTTTTCAATTATGGAATCAAAGCACAACATCAATGCCTTACCTGTGGCAGGGAGATTACAATTATTTTTATACACTACCAAAATACCACCTGAATACGTGGGGCGTTGGTGATAGTGTTTCAAAAATCTACGTTCATATTCCCCAGGTGTTCCCGATTGGAGCGTGTCGGATTTATTCAACCGGAGGTACACCTGCATACGTTAATATTTATGTATTACCACCATTAAGCACAGGAGTAAATGAAAACGTAATGATTAAAAGCATAAAGGAAATACAATACTTTGATCTGATCGGTAAAAAAGTTAACAAACCAACGCAAGACACAAACGGTATTATAATAGTACAAACCATATACACCGATGGAAGCCGGAGGACTGAAAAGAAATATTATAAATCTAATTTGTAATGGGCTACTGCATAAAATACGGCTTCTGTGATTTCTATTACAGCGACACTCTCGGAAAAGAAACATTAATATTTCTTAACTAACCGGACTAACCTCCGGTTTTTTTATGCCTAATTGAAAAATATTTTTAGACGAGTCTAAATTATTTGTATATTTGTTGTACTATGTCAAAACAAAAGTTAATCGAAACACCTGAAAGATTATACGAACTATTCACTCTTTATAAAACGAAGGTGAAAGAAAATCCATTTATTATTAAGGATTGGATCGGTAAGGATGGAAACGAAGTGTACAGGGAGAAAGAGAAACCGTTAACAATTGATGGATTTGAGTGTTATTGTATGGATGAGGGCATAATAGGCGATTTGAGCCACTATTTCGCAAATACAGGAGGGAATTATTCAGATTATTTAACTATCTGTTCACGCATACGGAAAGAGGTTAGGAATGACCAAATAGGCGGTGGTATGGCTGGAATCTACAATCCAAGTATAACACAGCGATTAAATGGGTTGGTAGATAAAACCGAAAGCGAAGTTAAAACAACATCTTATAAAGTTGGTTACGGAAAAAAGGAAACCGAATAAAATACTACTATTCAATGTTTCCGCTTGTCTTACTGATGGACAAACCTCATTATGGATATTCAAAAGATAGATTTCAACCCAGATTTATTTAACAATGTTTACTGGCATTTAGAAGATGCACATCATAATAACGATATTCGTTACATTTGGTTGTTTGGTGGTTCTTCTGCTTCAAAAACTTATTCCGAGGTTCAATTATTGATTAAGGAAATGCTTATTGCCCCCGACAATAACGCAATGGTTCTAAGGAAGTTCGCCACCGATATAAGAGATTCCATATTTTCAGACTTCAAAAACATTATAGCCGAATGGGGATTAAATGACCTATTCACTATACAACAGAACTACATTAAATGTGTTACAGGCTCATTTATTCGATTCAGGGGATTAGATAACTCTGAAAAGATAAAAGGACTAAGCAACTTTAAATATATTGTTTACGAAGAAATTTCGCAGGGTGATGAGGTGGATTTTAAGCAGATAAAGAAGCGTATGCGTGGGCGTGTTGGTCAAAAGTTTATAGGTATATTCAATCCTATAAGTGAGGAACATTGGATTAAGCAAAATGTATTTGATAAAGATATTTGGAGTGAAATTAAAACTGATATAACCGAAAAAAAGGTAAGCGAAAGCGGTAATAGTGTAATCTTAAAGACGAACTACACCGATAACAGCTATATTGTAGGTAAGTGGTTAAACGGTATTCAAATAGGTGGTTTTGTAGATCAACACGTAATAGCAGATTTTGAAAAGGATAAAATAAGCGATCATAATTATTATTTAGTTTACGGTTTAGGAAATTGGGGTAAAATTCGCACTGGTGGTGAGTTTTGGAAAGACTTTAATACTAATAAGCATCTAACTAAAATAGGCTGGAATGAAGATTTACCAATACATTTAAGCTGGGATGAGAACGTTAATCCATATCTTACCTGTACAGTTTGGCAGATATTGCCCGGTGATAATAAAAAAACATTGGTTCAAATTGATGAGATATGTTTAGAAGATCCACGAAACAGAGTTAAGCACGTTTGTGCTGAATTTAAAGTAAGGTTTCCGGTTAACAGGGTGACTGGTTTATTTATTGGAGGTGATCGTACTTCATGGAAAGAGGACACGAAAAAAGAAAAGGGGGAAAACTTCTTTACTGATATAATTAATCATTTAGACGATTATAGACCGATACTACAACTACAATCAGTTAACCCTTCAATTGTTCAAAGCGCCGGTTTTATAAATCAAATCTATGCCGGTAATATTGAAAGCGTAGAGATTCTTATTAACGAAAAATGCAAACGTTCGATTAATGATTACTCTTATTCATTAGAGGACAGCGATGGAACGCTAAAGAAAACAAAGAAAAAACACCCAGTTACCGGTGTTACTTATGAAGAATACGGACACCCCTCTGATGCAAAGCGTTACAAAGTATGTGTAGCCTTTAGAACCGAATACGAAAACTACAAAAATAGAAAAGGGAAAGCATCCGTATCGTATGGTACAGATAGTCACACCCAATCTGCACGTTTTTAGTATGTAACAAAAACCTATCTTTTATTTTGCCTATCGTTATTTTTGCGATATGGCACGTTTCCTTTTAACTTCCGATTATAGTTCTATCATTCAAACTGTTGATTTAAATCAAATCACAGAGAATGTAGTGCAAAATTTGTATGATAGCGAAGCAAAAGCAATTAGCCGGATGCGAACTAAGTTGGTGCAGCGTTACATGGTGGATATCGAGTTAGGCTCAATGATTCCGTATAGTGCAGCTACTCATTACCGGACAAAGGAAAGAACATTAGAAGCTGGAAACGTTATTTATTCAGTAAAAAAGTTTAACAGATACGTTAATACAACCGCTTATGAAGCTGCCGATATAGTTACTGATGATGATGGTTATGTTTATTTTTCTATTGCAGATTCAACAGATAAAGCACTAACAAATACTACCTACTGGACACCACTTGTAAATGTAGATAATACAGATACAGATTATTGGGAGCAGTTAGACAATCGTTATCCTTTATTCGTAGAGATAGCAATGGATTTAACACTTTACAATTTATACGCTCGTATTAATCCACGTAACATACCGGATTTAAGGAAAGAACGCAATCGTGAAGCATTAGATCAGTTGGATGCTTGGGCTTCGGGTACAGATACAGCGGAAGTGATGGAAATAAACACAGCAGAACAAACAGGTTTCTCTATTCGTTACGGTTCGTCAATTGCAAAACAAGATAATTTTTTCTAAATGGAATTTAAGGATTTTTTGCCTTCGTTTTTAAACTTTAATAAGCCACAGCCAAAGAGTGCAAGTGCTAAAGGTACGATTGTATTTGAACAACAATTACAACGTGTAAGGCAGGATGCTTCTAAGTATAAAATGGCTGTTACTTCTGCTGAAAGTCCACTATATCCAAATAGATTCCTATTAACACAAACATACCAGCAAATCGTTTTAGATGGTCAGATTCAATCTGCAATGCTTCAACGTAAAATGCGTGTATTATCACAAAAATTTCATATTAAAAACAGTTCAGGCGAAGTTGATGAGGACAAGACAGATTTATTAAATCAACAATGGTTCTATGACTTCATTAACTTAGCTTTGGATTCAATGTATTGGGGATTTACTACTATTCAATTTAGCCCAATAGTTGATTCTAAATTCTTAAACGTAGAAGAAATACCACGTATCTATGTAGTGCCTGAATTGGACTTAATTCGAAGTAATACAGCAACAATAACGGAGGGTGTAAAGTTTACAGAAAAACCATATTCAAACTGGTGCTTAGGCATTGGTAAAAAAAGGGATTTAGGAATGCTAATGAAGTTAGCGCCTTATGTTATTTGGAAAAATAACGCAATGGGCGCATGGGCTGAATTTGCAGAGATTTTTGGAGTTCCTATACGTATTACTAAGACCGATGTACGTGACGAAACGATGCGTAAGAATGCTGAAAACATGATGAAAAACATGGGCGTGGCAACTTGGAGCGTTTTGGACTTGCAAGATAATTTTGAACTATTAGAAGCCAGTCGTACCGATTCATTCAACGTGTTTGATAAAATGGTTGAACGTTGTAACTCTGAAATAAGCAAAATTATTTTAGGTCAAACCGGAACAACTGATGAAAAGAGTTTTTCCGGAAGCGCAGAAGTTCATGGAGATATAGCTAATCAAATCGGAAAACAGGATATGCTTTGGATGCAATTTGTTGTTAATGGTCAGCTATTACCAATGATGAACCGTTTAGGCTTTGGATTTGATGGGTTGAAATTTGAATTTGATTTATCTGAAAATTTATCAGTAGTTGAACAAGCGAAAATTGATGCTGCATTTATGCCTTATGTTAAATTTAATAAGGAATATTTAGAAGAAAAATACAGCATAGAGCTGGATGAAGTGATTGAAAATACAACGGATAAAGTAGCGGTTAAACTTAAAAACCTGTACTCTTAATTGTGTGGATTTTGCGACATAACAAATAAACTCGACACTCCTTCGCCATTTGATGATAAGGATCTAAACGCTGTTGTTAATGAGGTGTGGAATGGTACGATAACTAAGTACAGTTTACCGGTTGAAACTTACATAAAAACGGCTAATCACTTATTAAGTGGTGTTAGCAAAGGTTTTGGTAAGGATATTATAAGTGTAGAATGGGGCAGTCCTGACTACGAAATGTTAGCAGATTTAGCAGATAATATTTATATGTTTTCGGGTGCTAAAACATATCAGCAAATACGTTCTTTGACAGATTTATTAAAAGATCCTGAATTAAAACAGAACTTTTTTAAGTTTAAGGAGGTTGCAAAGCCATTACTTAATGAGTACAATGTGAATTATTTAAAAGCTGAATACAACACAGCAATAGGTAGTTCACGTATGGCTGGAGAGTGGATGAGAATAGAAAACGATAAGGATGTTTTGCCACTACTTGAATATGACACCGTTGGAGATGGCAGGGTACGCCCTGAACACGCTATTTTAGATAAGATAGTACGGCCTGTGGATGACAAGTTTTGGGATACGCTTTATCCGCCTAACGGATGGAATTGTAGATGCAGGGTAAGGCAATTAGCAGATGGTGAACTAACAGATTTAAAAGGTAAATCCAATCTATACGAAAACGTGCCGGAAACATTCAGAATGAATAGCGGTAAAGATAGGATCATCTTCAAAGAAATGGGTGATAACAAACACCCTTATTTTGATGTTGCCAAAGGAGATAAAGCATACGCAAAAAACAATTTTAATTTACCGATTCCTAAAATAGACCGTAAATGATTTATCTTGTTAATTACAAGTTTTGTGATTTTTATATGAGTGAAATGTTAGGGTGTGAATCAATAATATTTATCAATTGAAAGCGAATAAATTTAATATGAATGGTTTAGCCAAACAAGCTCGTGGAGCGATGGAAACTGCATTAATATTAATTGGAAACGAAGCAAGAAATCATTTTGTTGATAGCTTTAAAAAGCAAGGGTTTGAAGATAAGGCGGTACAGAAATGGATACCACGAAAAAAGCAAGATAAAAGAGCAGGAAGGGCAATATTGGTAAAGAGTGGAGATTTAAGGCGGTCAATTATTCGTGGAGCAATAAGCAAAACGGCTTTATCTGTTAAAATAAAGACAGATTTAAAATACGCTCACATTCATAATTTTGGCGGTGTTATTAATAAAAAATCAAGGACAGCAATTTTAAGTTTCAATAAAAAAGGTGGTTTTGCAAAACAAAGAACAGAAAAACAAAGAGCAAAAACATCGTATCAACAAAAAGCAGAAATAGGGGCACATTCAGTAGTTATGCCAAAACGCCAATTTGTAGGTGATAGCTACAACCTAAACGAAAAGGTAAAAAAAATAGTAGTAAATAAATTAGATAGTTTATTCAAAAAATAATGCAATTAGCGTTCTATACAGCACTCAAAGCAAAGATTGAAACATTGACCTCACTTAAATACGTGGCGTTGTGGAACAATCAATATGCACGTGAAAATGAGAATGTATCTTTTGGGTTTCCTAATTGTTTTATTGAGTTTACAAATGTTACGTTTGGCGAGTTACTTGGAGGGGTTCAAAATTACGATATGACAGTAAACCTTCATTTAGGTTTTGAAAGTTATAAAACAGAGGACACTGAGATACTCCAATTAAAGCAGGATTTACAAGCAATTGTACATTATTTTCAGCAAGGGTATCACACGAAAATGAAAAGGCGTGGTGAACAGCAAAACTTCGATCACGATAACATTCAGGATTATATTATCAGCTATGCTGTAACCGGAAAGGATTATAGTGTAAACACTTTACCTGACACCGATGCAACAGTAGGAACATTGGTAATTACTGCCACTTTAGTAGATGAAGTTGATTTTACAGAAACAGGAATAATAACAGAAACAGGGTATGTATTAGCTTCCGAAAGTGGATACCCATTAATAATAGAATAAAATGCAGGAAATTAAAATAAGTGATTTAGCGGTGGTAACAGCTTTAGTTGGTACTGATACAATTCCGGTAGTTCAAAGCGGTGTTACAAAAAGCGTAACGGCTCAAAAAATAGCTGATTTGTTTGTAGTTCCTTCCGGTGCTACTGGTACATTTCAGAGTGGCGATTTAGTGCCAAAGACAATAACAGTAGTAAATGGACGTATAACAACAATAGTATAAAATGGCACGTTCAATAGCGGTTATTTCGCAAACAATGTTAGATGCTAAGTCAGCCGAAACAAACCTTTCGGGGCTTACCAGTACATCTCAAACCTCTACTTGGAGGTTGTGGGTGTACATTGTAGCAGCTTGTATAAATGTGTTTGAGGTTTTGCAGGATGTTTTTCGTGCTGAATTGGAAGCGTTATCATTGACATTAGTTCCGGGTACTCCGCAATGGGTGCAAGATCGTACATTTACATTCCAGTATGATGCAACCATTCCACAGGTTATAGCAGTTACTGATACTCAATTAGTTTATCCGACTATTAACGATGCTTACAAGATTGTAACACGCTGCTCAGTTACTACCGGATCCAATAAGATAGTAAATATTAAGGTCGCAAAGGCAACAAGCACAACAGATACTACACCAATACCATTAGTAGCAGGTGAAGAAAGTTCTTTGGCTTCTTATTGGGCTTTAATTGGCTTTGCCGGGATAACTTATAATATCATAAATAAAGATTCCGATAAAATCAGCATTGTTGGTGATATTTATTACAAAGGTCAGTATTCAGCAACTATACAGGCTGATGTTATTGCTGCTTTGGATGCTTATTTAGCTGCAATTCCTTTCGATGGAATTGTAAAGGTACTGTCAATTGAAGATGCTTTGCAAAATGTGTCTGGTGTTTCAGATTTTAAATTATCAACTATTGCAGGACGTGCGGATGTTACACCGTATGGAAGTAGAGTAAAATTCTTTGATTTAGCAACGGCTGTGAATAGTAGAACGTACAGCACCAATGCTGGGTATTGCGTACAGGAAACAACGGCACTATGCACTTTTGCTGACACCTTAACATTTATTGCAATCTAATGAATTACAACTTAGATACGAACCTTTTTAACCAACAATTCACGCCACCAACAAAGCGCAATGAACGTGCGTATGCGTGGGGGCGCATCTTGTTAAACGGTGTTCAGTATGTACGTGATTTGTTTTTTGATGATTATGTGGATGGAAACGTAGATACTAAGGTAGTTAATTGGAGTGCAGCAACTACATATCAAATCGGGCGGTTGGTGTATTACGAAACTACTGGATTTATTTATGTAGCAACAGCAATAAGTACAGGTAATTTACCTACAAATGGGGCGTTCTTTTCGCTTAAATCGTTTGTTGTAGGCGATAGGATAAGACACGCAAATAAATCAGTCTATGAATGTATTTTAATCAATCCTTTAGGCATAAGTCCAATAAGTACATTGTACTGGATAAAAATACAGGATTCATTTATCGGATTAAACGAACGTACAAAAACCAATTCACAAATATTGTTATTTGAGTATTTGCTGAATAAATATTTCGATACGATTTACAACTATCCTGCAGGAGTAAATGATATTTATATCGTTAACAATTTGGATAGTAACGATTCCTTTGTATTTGGAGTTAATGAGAGCGAAAGTTCGGCAATTACTGTTAGTGATGCAGAACAAGCTGCATTTATAGCCGATTCGTATATCAGTCAACCGTATAATTTTAGTATTAAATTCCCTATTGCTGCTTATGATGCTTTAAAGCCATTAGAAGCAAGTGGTACAACAA